AAACGTTGGTTACTATTTTGAAATTTTGGCTTTAACAGAAAACAATATTAATAGTTATAGCAACTCTGCACAAAACTTAGACAATGTTCTTTTTTATAAAGTAATGAGAGACTCAGCAACATCTAAGGCTATACCAGTCAAACTCTGGGGTGGACTAACAAATATTATTGTTGATGATGGAAAGTTTACTGGTCAATCAAGAATGGTCGGAGAAGAAAACCCAACTGTGTATGATTTGGCTGTAGAGTATCAAAATGTTGGAAATATAAGAAGATTTTTTCTTTACATAAATAACAGGCTAGTTGCAACAGTTGATGACAAAGAACCGCTTCCAGTTTATAACAATATGGCAATGTTTGTTAGAGGTTCTGCAAGGTGTATGTTTGAAAACTTGTATGCACTTACAAATAACTATACACAAAATACTACCTTTGCATTAGATACACCAGTGATGTCTGCTGTAGATGATCAAGAGATTGATGCCAATGAGTCATTTAGAAAGTACGCAATGAGTGGAATAGTTCAGTCAACATATCTTTCAGGAATAAACCCTTCAGAGCCACCATCATATAATATGTACTTTGAAGAATTTGGATCAATTATGAGAGAGGCAGCATATTTTAATATAAGATATGATAAGGCTTATCCAGCACTTTATGCAAAACTATCACCAACCTTTAATAGAATTAAAGGATACACCGTGTCTGGATTTAGAGCAGGTTCTTATGGTGCAGAATTTTTAATATTTAATGCTACAGATACAGCCCTTAGCCTAGATGAAACAACTGGTAATTATTTAAGAATTCAGGGTGTAACTTTTACTCAAGAATCACAGCATGAATTAACCATGGATGAATTCTTTAACAAAAATAGTGATTTCTCTAACCCAAACATATCTGGATCTAACTTAATAAAATCACCAATAAAATATGATAATGATTTTAAAGATATTAAAGTTAGTAGAATGACATATGGCAAAAAAGACTTTTCTTTACAGACACCATACATACAAACTCAAGATGATGCAAATAATTTAATGGAGTGGATTGTAAATAAAGTTGTTAAACCTAGAAAATCTATAGGGCTCAAGATATTTGCTATACCAACATTACAACTAGGTGATATTGTTACTGTTGACTATACAGACAATCTTGATGTAAATCAGGTATCAGATTCCAAAGATCGTTTTGTAGTATATAATATAGAGTATGTTAAAAATTCAGAAGGACCAGATATGACTATTTATCTAAGTGAGGTTTAAGATGGTTGACGCATTACCAAACCTACCAGCCTCAACTCCTTCATCGGCATCTACTGGCGTACTAGCAGCATCAAAAGCCATCATACTCATAACCGACGAGTCTATGCCAATTGAAGTCATGACAGATCTAATTTTTGAGGATATCGGAGGTCAGGAAATAATTAATATATCAAGATCAGATATTATTAATGGTCAGAGTGTTATATACCAGCCAATAAAAAACTTAACAAGTTTAAATTATCAGTATAATCCACAAAATATAATGTCATTACAAGACACCTCAGAAAGTTATTTTAAGAAGTTTCCAATAATTTTTGATAAAAAAATACCATCTGTTGGAACAGGACCTAATGGTGAGACTGTTTATATAGAAGAAATAACTGGAAATCTAATAATAAATGTTATTAATTTAAATGAAGATGAACAAATAGAAGTTCAGATACTTACCTCTGAATCGTTTTATAATGATACAATATATGGGGTGCAATAATGATTACTAATACTGGAAAAAATATTTTAGCAAAATACTTGTTAGGACAGGCTCCAGCCTATGCCTCATATATAGCATTGGGCTGCGGTGCAAAGCCACTTAACTCCGATGGCGTTCTTGGGGATTACTCCAGCAAGGAAAGGCTTAACTTTGAAATGTTTCGTGCACCCATAATATCTCGTGGATATGTTTCAGAAGATAATATAACAAAACTTGTATTAACAGCAGAACTGCCTAGCGAAGAAAGATATGAAATAACTGAAGTTGCTGTGTTCTCAGCGGGATCAAATACATCTGCAGGAGCATATGATAGTAAGTCAATATATGCATTTACACAAGATGAAAATTGGGAATACCATACATCAACCGCTGCAACTTCTATTCCAATTATCTATGAGCCATTAGATGGAGATTTGCAAAATAATGTAATAAATAAAACACAGAAAGTCTTTCAGACAAATTCAGACAATAGAATTTTTACTAATGAAGAGCGAAGACTAAGGTATGAAAGATGTAGATTTTTTAATAACATTGTTGTATTAAGAGGAGACGTTTCAACTCTAACTGTAGATGCAGATAACAACCTAGTTGTAAATCCTGCATCAGAACATATACATTTAACTGGAGCAAACTTAGACTTTAATAGAAATGCTCCGACAGATGAGATAAAATTGGCTTTTACTGTTATTAATAAAAATGGAGAGTCAAATGCCGTACCAGATAACGTTAAAATATTAATTGAGTTTGCATCAACAGATGTTCAGGGTACTGGAGAATGGGCAAGATTTCAAGTCAATCTTAATAATGGAACTGAAGAAGGACAGCATGATTTTGCTAATAATAGATATGTTGTTGCAACTAAACAACTTCAAGAACTATATAAGAGCACTGGCTTTACTTGGAGTCAAGTAGATGTTGTTAAAATATTTACATCTGTTACAGATAATTCTTTAGTATCTGAAAACTTTTATGTGTGCTTAGATGCTATTAGATTAGAAAACAATAGTTCTGCAAATCCACTATATGGAATGACTGGTTACTCAGTTATTAAAAATACTAACGCTGAACCTATTATAAAATTAGCAAACACTACAAATTATATTGAGTTTAGATTTGCAATGGATGTTCAATAATGGCAGCCCCAGATTCTGGAATTAAAAAAGTAATTATTTTAAAATCATCTTTGCCTCAAAGGTCTGGTATAAATGAAAACTATGTTGTAAGATTTAGGATTGTTTCAGAAGATAAAAATAGGTCTTCTCATTGGTCAACAAAATATAGGATTCCACTAAAAAATGTTAGCACAATTCCATTTTCTCTTGCGGTATCACAAACAAATAAAACAATAACAGCAGTTTGGACACCTACCCCTGACACTAAATCAGAGTTTGATGTATACGTAAAATGGGATTCTGAAAATTGGAAATATGTTACAACAGTCTATTCAACAATGTTTGCTACTATAATTAAAGATGGTGCAACTAATGTAAAAGTTGCAGTTCAGATTCCAACTTTTCCAAAACAGAGGTTTGCTAATGCAACACTATTTGAGTCCTTAGAGACATCGATTAATGGTATAATTATATAATCATGGCAAAACTACCATTACCAGAACGAGGACAACCGCTAGATGTTTCTTACATCTATCAATTAGCAACTGCAATTAATGATCTTTCCTCTCAAATATCACCAGCAGTCTATAAATACGTTACAGTTGATACACCAGGAACTGGAAAGCAAAGTGTAAAAGCCTCAGAAGCCAGAATTATTGGTGGATACGTTAACGTTGTAAATAGTTCTACAAGAACTGGTGGAACAGAAGTTGCTTTTTCATATGACTTTCCAACAGATTTTAAATATGCACCCATTGCAACTGCAACACCAATTAACGTTGGTGGAACTGATGCTGGTAAAAATGTTTCGGTTGTTTTAAAAACCATAACTACCTCAAAGGTTGAGGGTATTGTAAGATTTGGAACTACTGGAGATATGTCAGTAGATGTGAATTTAATTATTATTGGAATACCAAATTAAATAATGATAAAGTGCAATAAATGTAGCAAAAGAATGTTTATTGATAGACAGTACAGTAAGATAGATCATCTTGAAGTATATTGCATGTATTGTGGATCTAGAAAATTTTTAAATCCACCGACAGCATCACGGGAGGGCCAATGGTTGCTAAAAAAGGAAAAATTGAGAGCGAAGGCTACAATCAGTCCTCTGTAATCCCTGGAAATAAAAAAGTATGGTTTTTAAATGGCGACCTTGTTAGAGTGCATCATTTAAATAGATCAAATGGAATAATGTCTGTTTATAATATCATAAAAGATCAAATTGAAAGTTGTTTAATTAGTGATTTTAAAAAAAATCGAGAACGAGCATATACCGTTGGTCAGACTGCTGATTTAGTTAATCGTCACAAAAAATATATGCCATCATTAATGAAGCGAGGAATCATTCCATTTCCAACAGGGTCTCAAAAAGGTGGAGCAAGAGGATTTCGTGTAAGATCTTATTACTCAGAATCACAAGTAAGGGCTATACGTGATATACTTGCTACATACCATATTGGTAGGCCAAGAAAAGATAAACTAATTACTAATGATATTACGCCCAGTAAGCAAGAGTTGACACGAAGAATGGGCGATGGTATACTTACATATAGAAGAACAGAAGACGGACAGTTTGTTCCAATTTGGAGCGA